CTTTTCGGCAACGGCACGGGCATGCTGGCGAAGTTCGATGCTAACTCCAACACCAACACGCTCACAGTCGACAAGGTGAAATACTTCCAGGTTGGCATGATCATCGACATCCTGCAAAGTGGCGGCACGCCTGTCGCGACTGGCCGGACCATCACGAACATCGACGAAGGAAACAAGACCATCACGATCGACGGCGCCGCCGTGACGACGTCGAATACGGACATCGCGGTTGTGACGGGCGACTACAACGTCGAAGCGATGGGCCTTGGCGGCATCATGGACAGCTCGCTGACGCTGCAAGGCATCAACCCGGCCACCAACCCGTGGTGGAAGCCGAACAGAATCGCGAACAACGGTACGCCGCGCGCGATTTCCCAGCAACTGATGCGGCAGGCCGTCGACCTGTCGGAGATCCGGGGCGGAAAGGTCGACTGGATCACGACGTCGTATGGTGTGCGGGCCGCGCTCGAGGCGATCATGCAACAAAACGTGCGGTACGTCCGCCCGATGACGCTCGAAGGCGGCTTCAACGTGCTGGAATACGACGGCATGCCGATCTTCGTCGACCGCTACCACGAGTCGAACCGCATGTTCTTCCTCGATTCGTCCGAACTGGACCTGTACCAACTGTCGGACTTCGAGTGGATGGAAGACGACAAAGGCGGCGTGCTGCGGCCGAAGTCCGGCTACGATGCATACGAGGCGACGATGTTCTGCTACGAAACGCTGGTCACGTACCGCCGGAACGCACACACGGATCTGGCAGACCTGCAAGAGCCGGCCGGTTACATCGCCTGATCGGTTACAGCACAGGGAGAGCCCCGAAGGGCTCTCCTATTTCTTTGCATATGGGGAGGGAAAATCGTGGCGCAGTACGACATCCACAGCATCGAGGATCGCCTGCAGGCGATCGACCCGCGCATTGTACGAATTGACTTCAACCATGCCCGCGAGCGGCACGAAATCATCGCCCGGGACAACCACGGAGCCGAGTATATCGCGTTCACGGTGCCGTGGGGCGAGCTTGACGCGCGGGCGGAACGCGAACTGTACCGGATCCGGCCGGAACGCATGAACCCGTTCGAGGAAGTCCGCCGGGCCGAGGAACGCAAGCAGCGGGCCGAAGACAAGAAGATCCACGACATGGCCACCGATCTGGTCGAGAACATCCAATCTTCATTCCGGCACAAGCCGAGTCGGTCGATTGAATGACGAAACGGGGGTGACGCATCGTGAACCTGCGCGACCTGAAAGACCGGGTCTTCCAGATGACGAACGGGATTTACCGCGATCAGGAGCACATGCGCGTGCTGGTGAATCAGGCGCTGATCGAACTTGCGAAGGCTGCGAAGATTCAGTCGACGGCGACCATCACGACCACGCCGGGCGTCGGCGAATATCCGCTGCCGGCCGACTTCAAAGAGGCAATCAGCCTGCTGGAAGGCACGCCGGACAATCCGGTCATGGAATGGCGGCTGGTTGATCCGATGTCGCCCCTCGGAGGCTTCGCGATTTATAACGGCCAACTGATCATCAAGCCGACGCCGCAGGATTCCCGGACGCTGACGCTGTTCTATTACGCCTATCCGCCGGAAATGGTCAGCGATACGGACGATCTGCCGATCGACGACCGTTATGCATATGCGGTCGCGGCGTATGCGGCGGCCATGATCCTGTCGCTGCCGGGCATGGAGGGTGTGAGCCAAGGAATGATCGACCGTTACTTCCGGTTGTTTGAGGATGCGAAAGCGCGGTTCGTCGCCGACATGCAGCGGAGAAACAAGCGGACCACGGTCCGGAAGGTGGTGGATTGGTGGGTATGAAGACGTATCAATTCACCTGTTGCGTGCGGATCGAGGAGACAGGCGATCTGATGCCGATATACGGCCTCGTGACGCCACCTGTGACGGCAAACACTCCGACCGAGGCAATGTACCACCCGGACACGATAGCCTTTCTAACCCTGCACAAATGCAGGGTTTTTGAACTCATCAGGCGGTGATCGAATGCATACGTGGAATGCAGGCCAAATCCTGACCGTCGTCCGAACGGTAAACAAGATGGACATCGACTATTTGGGTCCAGACCAGTCGACGCAGGATCAGACATTGATCCAGTTCATGAACGTCGCACTCTGGAAGCTGGCGCGCCTCATGTACAACACAGAGATCAGCGACGTGCTGACCGTCTCCGGCGATGGACCGGTCACATTCCAAAAGGGGCAGGCTGCCATTACGAACATGTTCGAGCCGCTGCGGATCATCGACGTTAACACGGGGTCCGAAATGCCGAAGCGTCCGGCTTACACATCCGCGCGTGGATGGTACTGCGAAGCACCGAATCGCAAGATCGACATCCGCGGGTTCACCGGAGATTTCGAGCTGCACTATATCCGTTACCCCCGGCAAGTCACGAAGTCAGACGATCCGGTCGACTGCCCGGAATCCGGATATCATGCGCTTATCAACGAGATTTCGGCGCAAGTGAAGCTGGTCAAGAACTTCTACGAAGAATCCTCCGCGGCAGCAGGAAACGCACAGGCCGGATACCCGATGGTCACGCAGGCAGCCATTTCGGCGCGCGGGCCGTCTTCCGGCGGCAATCCGCCGTCGTTCCGCGACGTCGACAAGGCAAGGGGTGGTTGATGTGCCAGGCGGAAAGCAACAGGCCGTCGTCTTGAACCTGAGCGTGTCCGGCGGGATCAACACCGTCGCCCAGCCGACCGCGCTCGCGGAGAACCAGGCGCGATATCTGCTGAACGGCGTGCAGCCGGCCGGCAGGCTCGGACCGTGCGCGAAGCGGCCGGGAACAATCCCGGTCACGACATCGCCGCTGTCGAATCCGATCCGCTGGATTACGGTTTACCGGACTGGCGCGGATGATCGCATCCTCGTGACCGCCGGCAACAAACTGTACCGTCTGAACGGCACGGCGCTGCAGGAAGTCTCCGGCAATCTGAACAGCGCCGACATCTTCGACGTCGACTTCACGGACGGGAACAGCCAATCGCGGAAAATCATCGTCGACGGCGGCGCGATCAAGGCGTATAACGACGCCACAAACACGGTCGCCGCGATCACACCGGCGCCGGACGATCCGAACCCGAACCCGCCGAACGTTCTGAGCGACCTTCACACGAAAGGCATGAAATACTGTTTCAGCTATCAGGGCCATGTGTTCGTGAGCGACGGATCGGATACTTGGTGGTATTCGAAGCGGTACACATTCGACTACTTCCCGTCTGTCCAGTGGGAGCGGTGGGTACGCGATAACGACTACATGCAGGGGCCGGGCGTGGCCTTTGACAACGTCCTGATGCTGCCGATGCGTCGCGGGTGGGGCATCTTGTTCGGCAGCTCGTTCGACGATTTCGTCGGTAACCAGTTCCTGAACACGCGCGCCGGTGTCGTCGCGCCGCGGTCAATTGCACGGTTGACCTACCCAGACGGTCGCCAGACGATCGCGTATCTGTCCGATGACGGCGTGTATGAGATATACGATACGCAGCTTCTGGACACCGGCTCCCGGAGATATTCAACGCGGTCGATCTCCGTGGACAAGATCGACTTTGATGCTCTCGGGTTGACCGAGCAGGAGAAAGAGGCAGCGGTCGGCTATTTTGACCCGCGCACGAACTTGTATCTGATCCGGTTTAACCGGGGTGCAGAACGTCTCTGTTACGCCTACGACACGCGCAACAGCGAATGGTATCCTTGGACGAACATTCGGGCAGCCGGCTTCGCGCGGAGCGGACCGAACCTTTACTTTGCAGGCGAGACGGGACATCTGCACAAATTCGACTCGACGCTCGGCAGCGATTGGGATGATGCGAACAAGACGACCGGAACGCCGGTCGAATTCGTGCGAATATCCGACCTGATCGCGCTGGAGAAGACCGGCAAGATGAGCGTATTTGACGAGCTGATCATCTTCGCCCGCCAATATGCCACGAAGTCGAGCCTCGACGTTCATGTTGTGTTCTATTCGTCCAAGGTCGAAGTCGATCAGGCGCTGCGAAATCAATTTTTCACATGGGACGTTACGGCGTGGGATGAGGCGGCATGGGCGAATCTCGATTACACCGACCTTGTCAGCGCGCCGAAACCGCTAATTTTCTGCAAGACATCGTATTTTGCACAGATCATAGTCAAGAATGATCGGGACGAACTCTGTGAAATCTACGACATGGCGTTCAAGGGACGCCTGTCGGGTTACTGAGGTGATGCCAAATGGCCCAACTACCCGCGGACAGAACAAAGCTGAATGCGGCTGTCGCAAACCAACAGCCGTCCATCGTCGCATCCGCGCAAGCGAACCGCGAGGCGCTGATCGAGGCGTATGATACGATCGACAAACTTTACGACTTCACGTCCGGGCTTGTCGCGGGGAACATCCTCCAGCCGTACCCGTTCGGCCTCTACCGCAACGCCATCATCAACGGCAACTTCGATGTGTGGCAGCGGGGGACGAGTTTTTATAATCCGATATCCACCAAATTCTTATGCGACCGCTTTTTCGTCCAACATAGTATAGAGGGGTTTCCAAACATCACGATCAGCCGGCAAGGAATCACTCCCGGGGATGTACTCGGATCTCGGTATTGCATGCGGATAGAAACTGACGGTCCGGGGTCTAATTTGGGGAATAACAGTTTCTACACCATCCGCCAGAAAATCGAAAACGGTACGCGCTTGTTGTGCGGAGACGGTAGGAAGGTTACGTTCTCGTTTTGGGCCAGATCATCCATTCCCGGGAAAAAGATGGCTGTCAACCTGAAGCAAAACTATGGTACTGGTGGATCGCCAACTACTGAGGAAGAATTGGTTGGGAAAGTGTTCGATTTAACCTCGACATGGACGAAATTTTCCGTCACCTTCACGACCAACACGCTCGCGAGCAAAACGTTCGGCACGAACCAAGATGATACGCTCATCTTGGTTTTGTGGATCCAATGGGGTACTAATTTCGTATCTCGCTTTGGGGGTTCGGCTGCTGAATCTTTTGGAGGCGCTGGGTATATTGAAATCGCCCAAGTCCAACTGAATGCCGGCGACGTTGCCCTGCCTTTTCAGCCGCGCCACTATACGGAAGAATTTGCATTGTGCCGCCGGTACTGCCAAGTGTACGGATATGGCGTGCCGGGAGTCTGCCGAGAAACAACTGCTGTGACGCTTTTTCTTCCGGGGGTCAACATGAGGGTGACACCGACAGTCCAACTGCTCAAGACATCAATCCAGATATACGATGGGGTCACGGCGTATGTTAGCACAAACTCTACAGCCATCCCCGGTCTCAGAGACGACAACGGTTTGGCAGTTAGGCTAGACGGGTTTTCCGGTCTGACTGTCGGGCGTCCTATGGTCCTGGATGACGGGCGCGTTATCCTGCTGGACGCCGAACTGTGAACTATGAGGAGGTACGAAATGGACGGATATAAGCACTACATCCGTATTAACGAGGCCGGGATCGTGATCCACGGCTTTTCTGATGCGTTCGAGCAGCCGCAGGAAGGTGACATCCTCATCCTTGAGGACGGGCCGCGTCACTTCCACCAAGTTTGGCCGTGGCCGATTGTCAATGAACGCGGTCAGTACATTTCGCGCTGGATCGACGGTAAGCGGGTCGAGCGGTCGCAGGATGAACTGGACGCCGAATGGTCCCAGCGGCCGCCGGCTCCGCCGACGATCGAACAACGACTGAAAGTCATCGAGGAATTGAACCTCGGCATTCTCTTAGGGGGTGTGTAGAGGATGATGGGCGAAGCAGCGAAGAATTTTCTTCTGTCCATGTGGCTCCAATGCCGTTTGACCGAACAACAAGTGGAACTCGCCTTTCAGCTCGGACGTATTACTGAACAGGAGCGCGATGAAATTCTCAATACACCGCGCCATTGCGAATGATTTATGGTAGAATATACCTACCAACACATGAAGAAGGTGGAAGGAATGCGGCGGAAACTCTCATTCCTGATCGCTCTGTTCTTATTCGCGCTCAGCGCGACATACGCAAGCAGCGCGGGAGGTCAATTCGTCAAAGTGTTCGTCAATGGCAAACAGGTACAGTCTGGCCAGATTATCGACGGATCGACGATGCTGCCGCTGCGCGCCATCGCGGAAGCGCTGGGCGCGTATGTGGAATGGGACGGTAAAACGTATTCGGCGAAGATTATCACGCCTCAGACGGGCGCACAGGAGCCCACAGAAGGGCTTACGCTGGCGGAGCTGAACGAGATCGGAAAGTCGGTGCCGATGATCTATGCGCTGGACGCGGCCGGCCAGCCGTTCGAGCAGGGGTCGGGATTCATATATGGCGATCTTCTGATCACGAATTATCACGTCGTCGACGACAGCGCTTCGCTCCGGGTTCACTTTGGCGGTAAGGTGGAGACGGTCAAGACGGAACTTATTATCAACAATCCGGATGCCGATCTCGTTGCGGTCAGACTTTCCGGTTATCCTTCACTGAAACTAGCGAGCGCCGAGCCGAAGAAGGGCGATAAGGTGTACGTGCTCGGGCACCCGGATCAGCGATTTACGATCAGCGAGGGAACTATTCAATCTGTTTTGGAGTTCGACGGTGAATATTCGGCAATAGTTAGCGATGCTGACGTATCGCCCGGAAGCAGCGGCGGTGTTATGATCAATGCATCGGGTGAAGCGATCGGGATCGTTCGCGGAGGATATGGAGGCTATAGCAACGCGCTACACGTAAAGCATCTGGTCGAAGAAGCGAATAAGATTTAACCGGAAGGGGCGCCTGTTCAGGCGCTCTTTCTATATTCGACACTAAGTCAGAGCACCCCCGAAAGGGGGCTCTTGCTATATTCGGGGGTGTTGAAATGGCGACGAATACCGTCAAAGTGAAATCTGTAACGGTAACGAAACCCGGATCGACTACACCGGTTCCGCAACCGACATCGGGGCTTGCGGGGATCGGGGAAGCGCTCGGAAACGCGATCAAGACGAATCAATCTGTACCGAAGCCGGCGACAACTCCGTCTACGAGCACTTCCAATGCAATCCCGCAGCCGACGAGCACGGTCAAAAACGCGGCTACATCGCCGGGAACCGCGCCCTCCACCGGTTATGGTGGCGCGACATATGGGACGAACGCCGCGACGAACCGTGCGATCGAAGCGAATCAGGCGAAAATTCAGGACCCGGCGTTTCGTCAGAGCGAGATCGAGCGGACGCTTCAGGTGATCGCGGAGCGGCAGGCGCAGGGACTGGACACAAGCGAGCAGATGAAGTATTTAACTAAGAACTTGGGGTACCAAGCTCCTGTGAGCAGTCAAATCCCGCAACCCACGATCCCGCAGCCGATGTCCGTCCCGAATCCGGGGCAGTTCGTACCTCCGACGCCGACGCAGCAGATTCCGATCCCGCAGCCGACGATCCCGGTGCGCGATCTGGCGGCTATCGAAAAGTACGTCGACGAGCAGATTGCCGCCAACCTCGCACGGCAGCGCAGTGCCGCGGATCAGGCCATCAATGCGGCTCGTATGACGGCCGGACAACAGCTGCAAGGTCTGCAAACGAGCTACGACCGCACACGGCAAAACATCGGCGAAAACCGCGCGGTTGAAGACGTGACCAACGCCCGCCGGCTGTCGCCGTTCAGCGGCCGCAGCGACTACGCGCTCGGCATGATCGAGCAGGAACGGGCCCGGACGGACCGCGAAATGCAGGAAGACTTCCTGACGCGGCAGGCGAACGTGAACCAGTCGCTCGCCCAGCTTGAGAACGAGATCAACGCCAAATACAAGGCGCTTCAGGATACGGTCGGCGCCGAGCGGCAGCGGCTCATTCAGGAAATCCTCGAAGACGAGCGCGCCTACGAGCTCGCGCTGCGCGGCGAGAACCGGGCCGACATTCTCGCTAACTCGCAGCTCACGACGGACGAGTTCAACCGGGCGCTGCAATCGTACATGGCGAACCGGTCGGCGTTCGAGAACGACCGCGCCTTCGACTGGTCGCAATATCTCGACGTGGTGGACAGGACCGGCAACATCAATCCGAACGTATTGGGCGGCCAGATGTCGACTTACGGCGCGAATCCGTATGCTGCACTTGCGGCAACCGGCGGATCGCAGCGGACGTTGCAGGGCCAGGCATTCGATCTTCAAAACAAGCAGGCGAACCTAAATGCCGCGCTTGCCGTTGGCGAGGCAACCGGCCGGTTGGTATCGCCGCAGGGCGATTGGGGCGGACTGTTCCGTCAAGCGAGCAACCCGAACACGCCGCTTAACCTCGCCGGGCGCCAGTTCGAAGCAAACGAGCAGCAACGCGCGTTCCAGAATGACCTTGAGCTCCAGCGGTTCCGCGAAAACGTCCGGCAGTTCGGCCTCGAATACGCGGCGCGGCAGGCCGGCCTCTCGCTTGAACAGGCGCGCCTCGAACTCGCCCGTGACGACAACGCTCGTCAATGGGCGGCGCTTGACTGGCAGATGCGGCAGGCGGAACAGCAACAGCAAACGCCCCAATACAACGGCGCGTCGATCAATCAGATTGTCGACAGCCTGCGGTCGCAGTACATGGAACCGGTCTTCCAGACCAACGCGCTCGGCGAACAGGTCAGGGCAGGCGAACGGCTCACGCAGGACGCGGCGAAACGCGAGGACCTGTTCTTGCGGGTTGCGTCGATGGGATTGCCGTATGACATGGAAAACCAAGTCATGTTGATGCTCGGCCTGTCTCCGAGCGAGATCAATCTGTTCGACCGGAAATATGGTTTCAATCAACGATAAGGAGGGTAGGCGGCCATGCCGAGCCGATACGAACAGCTCCAGCAACGCGGGGATGAAGCGAGAAGACGGGTGCTCGAACGCTTGAGCCAACCCGTCACCGCACAGACGGCGGCCAGCAGCGGCCGCCTGTCTCGTTTTGAACAACTGCAGCAGATGCGCTTGACGCAGCCGATGCAGCAACCGGCAACCACGCAGACGTTGAAGGAAGCCGCGCGACAAGCCGCGCCCGAACGGTTCGCGCCGGAGCTGCAGCGCGTCCAGGACTTCACACGGCCGCAATTCATCGACAAGTTCCCGCGAACTGAGGTGAAAGCCGAGACCAAGACCAATACGAAACCGGAGAAGAAAGGATTGGCCGCGCAGGCCGGCGCCGGCAAGTTTACGGAAACGATGTTCGCGATGGCCGGGGATGCGCTGGACAACCTGACATTCGGACTGACGGACAAACTGACCGATCGCATCGAACGGTACGTCCGCGGCGACCGCGAACGCACGCCGCAGGAAGAACAGGCGGCGCAACTGTTCGGCATGGTCGGATACCTGGGCGCTGGCGCCGGGGCATACCGGGCAGCAAGAGGGCTGACGGGCCAGGTCACGAAGCAGCTCCCGAAACTGGCCGACGACGCCGCGGCGAAGGTGCTCGCCCGGACGAACGCTTCGCCGATCACCGCAGCGACAACACGAATGGCTGCACAGAGCGCAGGGCGGGCCGCCGGGCACGCGCTCACCGGGGCGACGGCGGGGGCAATCTTCCAGACGCCGTATGAGATCACGGAAGCGGCGTTCGGGAAGAACGACCAAACGCTCGGCCAGCGGCTCGGCGACATCGCCGAAAGTGCGGCGCTCGGGGCTATTCTCGATCCGGTTGCGGAAGCGTATGTCGGGGCCGTCGGCAACATGCTGCGGCGCACGCCGAATACTGCGCAACAGGCGCAGACTGCATTACCGACGGCACAAGCGACAGAAACCGCAGCACAATCAGCCGCCCGTGCGTTCGAACCGACGCGGGCGCGCGTCGAGAAGCGTCCGTCGCTCGACCAGGTGATCTCCGAGATCAGACCGGCCGTGATGGAGCGCATGACGCCGCCGCTGGAAAACCCGCGGGAGCTGGCGCGGTGGATTCAGCAGAACAGCGGCATCGGCAACCTGTCGCTGAACGAGATCCGGAAACTGCCGTATGAGGACATGCGGCAATTGGCCGAAGACATCCGCCGGAACATGAACATCTACGACACGTCCATCGCCGTCGCTCGGGAACGCGGGCATGACCTCGAAAAACTGTTGGCCGGTCCGCGCCGGGTGTCGCCGGAAGCGCTGCAGCGCGGCCGCGAAACGCTCCGGATGCGTGAGATTGCCGGCGTTCCGCTGGTTCGCTCGCAGGACCCGACATGGGCGGAACGCGCTTCTCGGATGTCTCGGGCGGAACAGCTCGCCCAGCGGGTAGAGGCGCAACCCGCGCAGGCATCACAGCCTGCACAACCCGCGCTGGCCGCCCGCACGCGGCAGCTCGAAGAACCGCAACCGGCGCGCGCCGTGGATGACGGCATTCCATTCGCCGACGAGATCGAACCGCCGCAGCCGGAGGAAATCGCGCCGCGCATCCGGGACCGCGTGAACTCTTACGCCGACCGACTGATCGCGAGCGCCCGCGCCGAGCTGGTAGCAAGCCGGAACCGTCTCAGTTCGAACCCGGTCGACATCTACGCGCAGTATGCGAAGATCGGCGCCGGCTACATGCTCAAGGGCGCGGTCCGTCTGGCCGACTTCACCGAGCAGATGGTCCGGGACTTCGGCGAGCAGATTCGGCCGTATGTCCGCGAAATCTACAAGCGAGCGAAGGATCAATACAAGGTCATCCAAAAGCAGATCGAATCCGAAGAACTTGGCCTGACCGGTTTCGAAGGGCAAGAGCTGAAAGACCTGTCGACGATCAACCTGAACACGGCAGACGTGTACCGCAACTTCAAGACGGTGTTCGGCCCGCACTATGAGAGCGTGAAGCGAGCCATCCTCGATCCGTTCGACGCCGCGAAGGGCGCATACGCCGAGGAGCAGAAGCGGCTCACAGACGCGCTCTACAACGACATCGTGAAGGGGCTCGGCATCAAGAAGGGATCGAAGGAATCCGCGCTGGTACAGCAGTTCGGCGAGGGCCGGATCACGTTGGATGAGTTGCAGAAGGCGGCGCCGGACAAGTGGCAGAACATCGTGCAGGCGAACGAATGGTTCCGCCGGCAATATGACGATCTGATCGCGCGGGTGAACGAAGTTCTGGCGAGAATCTATCCGAACCGGCCGGAGAAGCTGGTTCCGTACCGGAAGGACTACTATCGCCACTTCCAGGAGCTGCGGGGCTGGTCCGGGCTCAAGAATCTGTTCGATACCACGGCAACGCAGATTTCGCCGTCGCTGTCCGGCATCTCGCCGTTCACGCAGCCGAAGACGAAGTGGGCGAGCTTCAAACAGCGTCGCGGCCTCGGCGAGTTCAAGGACGACGCGGTCGGCGGATTCCTCGACTACATCCCGGCGGCGTCGTATGCGATTCACATCGACCCGCACATCAGCGTGTTCCGCAACCTCGCGAAGCGGCTGGCGGAGGATACGGAAACGACGCGGAACCTGAACAATTTCATCCGCTACTTGAACAACTTCGCGAACGACCTCGCCGGCAAGACGTCGCCGTTCGATCGCTGGGTCGAAGAAGTCGGCGGCCGGAAGGCGCTGCATCTGCTCACCAAGGCGAACAACCGGGTGAAGGCGAACGTCATCCTCGGCAACGTGCGGTCGACGCTGTCACAGCTCGCCAACATCCCGAACGGGATTGCGTATGGCGGTATCGACGCCCCGGCCGGCGCGCTGCGGACGATCCAGAGCGTGTTTCAACCGAACGAAGCGATGCAGCGGTCAAAGTTCCTGAAAGAGCGTTACATCGAAGGCGCGTTCCGCCGCTTCGACCAAAAGTGGTGGGAGCAGCCGCGTCGATTCGCTGAATTCATGATGGAGGCGTCCGACCGCATCGGCACGTCGTTCGTATGGAACACGGCGTATGCGAAAGCCATCCGGCAGGGTGTCGCCGATCCGGTGAAGTTCGCGGACGAGCAGACGCGCCGGCTGGTCGGCGGGCGCGGCGTTGGCGAGCAGCCACTGCTCATCAAGTCTAAAGTCTTCAACCTCGTCGCACCGTTCCAACTCGAAGTGAACAACCTGTGGCGCGTGATGAAAGACTTCGTTGACGAAAGACGGTTCGGCGCGCTGGTGACGCTTTTCGTTTCGAACTGGCTGCTCAATCAGGCGTTCGAGCGGACCACAGGCAGCGGCGTTGTGCTCGATCCGATCGACGCGATTTACGAAGCTGTGACCGCGGAAGACGCCAGCATCCTGCAGCGTGCCGGCCGTGTTGCTGGCGAGGCACTTTCGAACTTGCCGCTCGGCCAAACGGCCACGCTGCTGTATCCGCAGTACGGCAAAAACGTCAATGGGATGGAACTGCCGACCCGGAAAGAACTGTTCGGCGACAATGATCCGACGCGCTTCGGCTCCGGTCTGCTGGTCGCCGGCGCCATTACGGACCCGCTGTTTAAATTCGTGCTGCCGTTCGGCGGCAACCAGCTCAAGAAGACGATCAGCGGCGTCGACGCGCTCGTCCGCGGTGGATCGTACACGGAGAACGTGCTGACGACCGGCGCGCGGATTGAGGAACCGAAGCTGCGGTTTCCGGTCGAAAGTACGCCACAAAACACCCTTCGCGCGGCACTTTTCGGGCCCTATGCCACATCCGAGGGGCAAGAGTACACCCGTGAGAACAGAAGGCCGTTAAGTGAGCGTCAAACAAGGGTTTATCAGAACATCGACGATCCGCAGACGTTCTACAGGACGCTGATGGATCAGCGGCGGAGAGAGACAGAGCTGAAGAAGCTGCGGGAACAGAAATTGAAGGAGCTGACAAAATAACCCATAGAGGTTATGATAGTGAAAAACGGCGGTGTTGCATGTGGATCGGTGGGAAAAAGTCCTGCTCATGACATGGTTTGTCGGCGGTATGATTCTAATAGGGGTTCTAAATGCATTTTGGAACGAGGAAGTTTCGTTCTTCTTCGCGATCTTCTATCTGTCGTTCTGGATTGCCTTCACATACGGTTTTGTTAAGGGAATGAGGGTAGGCAGGGAGGACGCAGAAAAAGAGTTTAAAGGGCGTCGCTAGATGCGGCGCCCTTACTATTTGGAGGTGCATCCTATCATGGAAAACCTGTTTAAAACCATCGTTGCAATCGGCGGCGCGGCCGCCTCTTATCTTTTCGGGGGGTGGTCGTCGTTGCTTTCGATTCTGCTTACGTTTGTTGTGTTGGATTATGTGACCGGGTTCGCAGCCGCCGCAAAAGAAGGAAAGCTGAACAGCGAAGTCGGTGCATGGGGCATCGCGAAGAAGGTCGGCATCTTCGCCGTTGTGGCCGCCGCGCACTTGGTGGATACCGCACTGGGCGCCGCCCACCTTTTCCGAGATGCGGCGATATTTTTCTTTCTCGCAAACGAGCTGCTCAGCGTGATCGAAAACGCTGGCCGGATCGGTGTTCCCGTTCCGCCCGTCATGCAGCGGGCGGTGGAAGTGCTGCGCGGTAAGTCGGAGGGTGATGCGAAATGAAGATTGTACTGGATGCAGGGCATGGTCCGAACACACCCGGCAAGCGGTCCCCGGACGGATCGCTCCGCGAGTACCAGTTTAACTCGGCGGTCGCCCGGTACGTCGCCGACGCGCTCCTGCATGGATATGAGGGCGTCGATATCCTGCTGACGCACGCAGATGATCGGGACGTGCCGCTCAAGGAGCGCACGGACAAGGCGAATGCGTGGAAGGCTGATCTGTTCGTTTCGATCCACGCCAACGCGGCCGGCGACGGCGGCTGGAACAGCGCGCAGGGCATCGAGACGTTCGTCTATGATACGCGCCCGCCAGCGGCCGTCGCGCTCGCCAACGCTGTTCAGCGGCAATTGATCCGCGCCACGGGCCGCCCGGATCGCGGCGTGAAGTCTGCGAACTTCCACGTGTTGCGCGAGACCCGCATGACGGCCATCCTGATCGAATGTGGGTTTATGACGAACCGTGAGGAGTGCGAGCTGCTCAAGAGCGACGAATACCGCCGCAAGTGCGCGGAGGCCATCGTCGCCGGGATCGTGGAGACATACGGACTCCGGCCGAAGCAGCCTGCGCAGCCGACCGTGGAGGGCTGGCGATCCGAGTTTGCGGAGGCGCGTGTGTGGGCGGTCGAGCAGGGCATCACGGACGGCAGCCGGCCGAAGGACACGGTGACGCGCGAGGATCTCTGGGTGATGTTGTACAGAGCATTCGGCGCCCAGAAATGATCGATCCCCGCTCGGCTATGCGCTGGGCGGGGATTTTGTGCTTTGGGCATATTCCTCCGCCCGATCTTTCCTCCACAGCGGCCGCCCCTCGAACACAGCGTCCGGCCGGAGGAACTTTCCACGGTAGGTGGGTTTCAGCGCCCGTTGGCCGGCCAGACTGACGTTCTGTTGGGTTGTTCCGAGCAGACGGGCGAATTCTGCGGCGCCGATGAGGTCAAGGATTGTGTGGTCAGCCATTCGGTTCATCCTTTCGTTTTGCC